TAGCACATCAAGTGAACTTATAAGTAAAGATAAAGCATTGCTTTTTGCAATGTTATTTTAAGGATTTAAAAAATGGCAATAGCAAACGCAACATTAGCAGCAGGTAACACTGACATATTGACTGTGCCAGCAAGTACAAAGTATGCAATTTTGAATATAATTGTTTGTAACAACTCAGGTTCTTCGCAATCATTTGATCTGCATTTTAGGCCAGATGGCGAATCAGTTGATAACGAAAACAGAGTTGCAAATTCTGTTACTGTAGATGCAGGCGATACTTTTGTATGGGATTTTTCTAGAATTATAATAGAAGAAACCGATGTAGTTACTTTTAACAATGCAAGCACAAGTTTGTCTGCTACAATTAGTTATATGGTGGCATAATGAGATACTTAAAACGTCAAACTACAAACAGGGCTGCTGTTGAAGGCAAGGGTGTAATCTACGATATCAACGGTCAAGTTGTATTAGATAGTACAGATATGATGTTAGTGCCTAAAGGTACAACAGCAGATGCTACTACAAGCTATACTGAAGGTCATATACGTTACAACACAACAAGTAATGAGTTTGAATGTTATCAAAATGGCGCTTTACGTAAAATGCGCTTTAAAGAGCCTACCACTATCACACAGCAAACAGTAGGATACGGTGATGCTGTTGAAACTATTTTTGGTCCATTAGCAAGTGGTGACAGTGATTACCCAAATCCAGCAGCGGCGCAAAATATTATAGTGCTTGTTGAAAATGTTTTTCAATTAGCAACTACTAACTACACAATAGTTCAAAATCCAGGTAATAGAATCGAAATTGACTCTATTATTAGTGTTGGCACTACAACTGTAATACAAACAGCTACTACTCATGGATTATCGCAAGGCGATCTAGTGTATGTAAGTCAGGTTGAAAGTAGCACTGACGATAACCTAGAACTGTTAAACACTGACGATTCGTCGTCCCCGGGAAGTCATAATATTGAAAGCGTTCCTGCAGCAAATAGACTCGAACTAGGAGTTGATACATCAGGCGCAAACATTGCAAACTATGTAGCAGGCACTGGATTTATTTTAAAAGCAGGATCTAGCACCGGTCCTTATTTAGATGGTTATTATTTGCAATTTACCTCTGCACCAGATTTAGGAAAACCTATTACTGTGCTTCATAACTTCGACAAGTGAGAACTTTATGACATTTGGAATGAATACTACTCATGGTAATCAAGTGGTTTTTGATTTACTTAATCGTATCAAGCTAAGTGGAAAACAGGATAGAGATGCTATAAAAATGTTATATGATCATTTAGATCACTTGAGTGATAGCAGTAAATTTAGCGAAAGCAGTGATAATAATGTAAAAAAACTTGCTGTTGAGTGGCTAGAACAAAACGAAATTATTAAACCTAAGTTGTATAATTACATTGACATTTAATGAAGCACTGAAAAAATTGTCTCAAACTTATTTTTAATTACTTTACTTTTCAATGTTTTTACTATACCTTGATGCAAAGGCTGAGGCCAGTCGTTATAACTTGCCCATGCATAACCAGAGTGTTCGTCATTTAGTTTAGGTATAAACTCGTTTTCAACTGTGCAAACGTAAGTATAATATTTAAAACGTTTGTCTCTACTTGTGAAAGTTTCGATAGGTATTGTTTTAAGTATGTTTACTTTACCTATTTCTTCGTCAATTTCTCTATATAATGCTTCGCCCGGAGACTCTTCATATTCGTTAGTGCCGCCAACTAATCCCCACACATTGCTGTTTTTACTTTGTTTTCTATATAAAAATAAAAATCGTCTAGTAGCAAGAGAATAAATCATTGCTCCGCTACACCTAATATTGCTCATATAATATATATTATCAATTGTAGTCTAGACGCCATGTTCCCGGATGGTAAATTCCGTCAAATGCCTTGTACCATTCGCCTTCGTCGGGGTCAAATTTATATTGTATATTGGTGTTTATATTTGTTGTATATATTATTGTACTATCTAAACTTGCAACACTTGCATCGAATACTACATTCCATTTCGTGCCCGTCCATTCTACTATATCATTAGCACCTGCAATGAAATCACTCCCGTCTGCATTCTTCCATGCGTCTGGTCCGTCGTACACGTAATTGTTCGGAGTAGAACCTACATCCTGGCCTACATTAACACTTGTATTGATAGCTTCTAGTAGTAAAATACGGGGGCTTTCACTACTCACGTTTCTTGGATCAAAATTCCTAGGATTTACAATATAATCTACTGTGCCTCTAGTGCCATTTTCACCTTCTAAAAGTGTATCGCTCGGAGTGCTATCAGTATCAAAATTAATATCAAGCTCTCTGGGATCATTCGAACTTAATGACACAGTGCCGCTTATTTCATATCCTGTATCTGCTCTACGTAATTTTATAGTAGTAACATAGTCTGTGAAGTGGAAAGGTAATGCGTTTATGTAACCTTCCCATGTTACGTCAGGTAATCCTTCGCCACGTTGTAGAGTTGCTGTATTATTCAAAACAACGATACTAGCAGCTTGATAATTTATACCTATTACAGCATCAGCTTCACCAATAGAAATTCCTTCGTTTGTTCTTTCTTCTACTATACCGCTATTACCATCGGATTTAATCACTGTATTTGTATTTGTGTTTAATGTGTCGCTATCTTTGTATTGATTTATTTCTGGTTTTGTTAAACCATTTACTACATTTCCTGTATCTTCTGTGAAAACACTTGCAATAATATTTGTAATAACCCCTAGTCTCTTTACTTTTGCAGGAGGGTTAATAAAAATAGGAGTTTCAAAAGTTAGAGTAGAAATATCAATTGCATCATCTGTACCTGACGGAATAGATCTACTACTCCAATTTACATTTGTTAGTCTTACCGTTGTTAAACTAGTCCAATCAACATAGTTGTCTGTAGTTTGTAATTCTAAACTAGGATTAAACAAAACAAGTATCTGTTCTAAAATTTGTAATTTTTGATCTGTGTTACTACTCCATATATCAACATTCATAGTTAAAGTGTACGGAGTAGGCATAAGTCTTTCAACAGTGTAGTTTTTACCTTCTTGCTCAAGGTACTCATTACCTGCAGAATCATAACGTCTCTCTCGTATATGGAGTTTATTCACATAGGAGCTATCACCACGTCGACTATCGTCTATAGCTAGTCCTGTAACATATACAGCCATTCTAGGAATACTTGGCATTGATGCTTCACTATTTTGCGATATTAAATTAGCAACCTGCCGTGACATGTCTCCGTATGCTACGGGTATCTGTCTTTCATTACTGCTACCGTCAGTCCAATAAAAGTTACTCATCATCCTAACCATTTGAAGTAAATATCTTCTTATTTGATTATCGTAAAAGTGCTGCATTGTTTATCTCTCAATCTTCTGTTGGACGTAGAGCTTTGCTTAGACTTTGTCTCTCTTCAACAGTATCGCCGGCAATAACATCAGTTTTTGTATTATTGATAAAGGATGTCTTTTGAGTATTACGTGTATTTGTATTTGTTAGTGTAAGTCTTACGTTGTCTTCCATAACATTCCATCTATCAGTTGTGTATCTAAATAATCTATTAGGCAAATAATCTGTTCGTAGAAAATAATCACCGTCTTCTGCATTTGTTGGAAAATAAATTCCAGTGCCAAACGGGGTTCCATTTGGTGGTAATCCGTCACCTAACAAGTAACCTTTATATCCAGACTTTACTGGCTTTCGCATATCATCTAAAATATCATCATTATTTGTTTCTAACAGTTCTATGTCGCCATTTTCGTCAGTTTGAATAGTAAAGAAATGTGCAGTATCGTAACCACTTAGTAAGGCATTTAATTCTGCTTCTTCTACAATTTTATTGTTGATAAAAACTTCTGCATCAAAAACGCTGTTATCATCACGAACTGAAGTTCCATCTTCGTTTTCGATATCAAGTATGTCTTTAAATTCTTGACTATCTGTCAATCTTTTAAGTTTAAGTCTATATAAGTGTGGATACCAAGTTTGTGTATAACCCTGTGAAGCACGACTTACATCCTCAACTACAAAATATCTTTTTAATGCATAGTTTGAATCGTTTAAAGCATACTCGTCTCGCAATGCTGGAAGTTCAATTACATCTCCTGCGATAATTTTTCTTTCTAAAGTTTTTACTGTGCTTCTTATATGGACTGTTAGAAACAATGTGTCATTAGCTAAAAACATTCCAAACTGACTTAAATCAAAATCTAAATCAGCTACATTGTAAACACATCTAATTGTGTAGACATCTTTTTCGTAACTTCGGTCTCTATTTTCTAGAAACAACATGTCTTGAACAGACAATGCATCTAAATTTGTTACCCCGTCTTCTATCTGTGCTTCAGATAAGCTATGACCCATAAGTTTATGTAGATGCATATCTACTCCACCTACAGTAAACATTTCTAAGATTTGATTATCTAAGAATTCGTAATCTGGGCCCTTTTCGGGTTTATATAAACTAAGTCTCGGCATACTGTATTTAGTAACATAAATAGTATGGAGAAACCCAATGGCGACTACTACAAAACAAGAAATTTATGATTATGTGCATACCTTACTAGGCGGAGGTATGGTTGATATAGAACTTGACCCTATCCATTATGAAACTGCTTTAGAAAAAGCTTTCATAAAGTTTAGACAAAGATCTGACAATAGTGTTGAAGAAGCTTATTTTTTCATGCCTACAGTGGAAGACCAAAATGAGTATACACTTCCTAGTGAAATTGTAGAAGTACGTCAAATATTTAGAAGATCTATCGGTTCTAGATCAGGTGGTGGCGACGGCGGCACACTATTTGAACCTTTCAATCTTGCATATACAAATACATATTTGCTTAGTGGTTCTAATTTAGGCGGACTAGCTACATATAACTTTTTCACACAATATCAAGAATTAGTAGGACGAATGTTCGGTTCATTTATAGAATTCAAATGGAATACCACAACAAAAAAATTAACTTTGTTACAACGTCCACGTACTAAAGAAAACTTGCTTTTGATGTGTTATAATTACAGACCAGATGACCAATTGCTAGACGATTATCTTGCAAAACAATGGATTAAAGATTATACATTAGCAACTGCAAAATTTATGCTAGGCGAAGCAAGAGAAAAATTTGCTACTATTGCAGGTCCTCAAGGCGGTACAAGTTTAAACGGTAGCCAACTTAAATCAGAAGCAACTGTTGAATTAGAAAAATTAGAAAAAGAAGTTTCAACAGCAGTATCTGGTGGAGTGGGATATGGATTTGCTATAGGCTAATTTATATTGACACAAGTAATAAATTCATATATATTATAAGAATGAAATTACTTGTTATTGGTCATGGTCGCCACGGTAAAGATACAGTCTGTGACATTTTAAAAGAAAATTATGGTTATAATTTTATAAGCAGTAGTGAGTTTTGTGCACAACTGTTTATCTATGATCAACTTAAAAAAAAATATAATTACAAAAACTATGAAGAATGCTATGTAGATAGGCATAATCACAGGGCCGAATGGTATGATTTAATTAGTGGATATAATAAAGATAATCCTGCAAAGTTAGGCACTGAAATTTTTAAAGCATATGACATTTATTGCGGTCTTAGAAACGCTAAAGAGTTTCATGCTATGAAAGAACAAAAAGTTTTTGACTTTGCGCTTTGGGTTGATAGATCAAAAGTTTTACCACAAGAACAAAGTAATAGTATGACTCTAGATATATCGATGGCCGACTTTGTAATTGACAATAATAAAGATATAATTTATCTTAGAGAGCAAATAGATTCTGTAGTTCAATTCATAGCAGATCACCGTAAATAGTACAACTTTTTCTCTCAAAATGTATAAATACTAAAAACCCATTAGGAGAGAAAAACATGGCAGGATTAGTTTCACCAGGCGTTCAGGTCACAGTAATAGACGAAAGTTTTTACACCCCAGCTGAACCTGGTACAATTCCAATGATATTTGTTGCAAGTCGCGAAAACAAGGCAAATGCTTCAGCAACAGGTATTGCACAAGGGACTACTAGCGCAAACGCTGGAAAGCCTTACTTAATAAGCTCGCAGCGTGAACTTGCAGATTTCTTTGGTGATCCTGTTTTCGAAACAGACGAAAACAATAATGCAATTCACGGCGGTGAACTGAATGAATATGGATTGCAAGCAGCATATTCTTACTTAGGCGTAAGCAACCGTGCTTATGTAGTGAGAGCAGACGTAGATCTTGCAGAGCTAGCACCAACCAACGAAGCGCCGGATGCATTTCCGCCAAACGGTACAGCTTGGCTAGACGCAGATGACACAAAATGGGGAATTCAAGTTTGGAACGGCGCTGCTAAGACTGTAACAAATGGGCAAACTTTTTCTAACGCAGTACCTATATACATTACAAAACAAAATCAGGTTGTAGATTATGCAGGTGCAGATTATACTCCTAAGGGTTCTGTAGGTGCAATTGGCGAATATGCTGTAGTAACTTTGACTAATGTTGTAAAGTATTGGTACAAAAACATAAGTGGTACTTGGGTAGAAGTAGGTTCAAGCGCATGGACAAAAAGTTGGCCTACAATTAAAGCTAGTTCAGCAAACCCTACACTAACTGCCGGCAGTGCAAACATTACAATTAATGGCACTGTGCTTGCTGTTGACCAAGAAACTGTGACTACAATAGCAAGTAATATTAATACACTAGCTATTGATGGCATAACTGCTGCAAACGTAGACGGTTTTTTAGAAATATACAGCGATGGTACAAGTTCGGGTGCAGACGATAGTACACTAGGCGGCCCTATTATATTAGGCGGCGACAGCAGTAAGTTGACACAAATGGGTCTTACTGCTGGCACATATTATCCACCTGCTTTACAAGTATCAAGACATACTTCTGTGCCTGAATGGAAAACTGGTGATACATATTCACGTCCGACAGGCAGTGTATGGCTTAAAACTTCTACACCTAACTTAGGGCTAAACATAGGTTTATATTTCTGGAATAGTTCCACACTACTCTGGGATGAAAGAGAAGTCACAGCATATGATACTAACGCAGCAGCTTTGAAAGCATTAGATCCAACTGGCGGCGGAGTAAATATTGCAATAGGCACAACTTATGCTAAAGTAAATGTAGATGCAGTTACACCTCCGAGAGCTAACTTTAGAATATATGAAAGAGTAGCGTCGGGCGCAACAGTGATTACAACCGATGCAATTTCTGATACAAATCCAGGTGCAGGTACAAATACCTTTACAATGACATCTACAGAAAAGAATCAAGAAACTTACGATGCTGCAACTACAGTAAGTGTTACTACAACAGGTAGTAAGAGTGCAGACGCAGACGCTATTGCAAATGCTATTAATGCTGCAAATGTTGACCATGTAAGTGCAGAAGTAACAGACTTATTCCAAATTAGAATTACACACGCTTTAGGCGGTGAAATAAAGTTTGTAGATACTGACGGATTACTAAACACAATAGGATTCCTTCCGTACTCAGCTACTAATCCAGTAAGCATGGTAAACTTAGACTATGTAGACGGCACAGGCGCTTCTACAAGTCCTAGACAGTTCCAAGCTACAAACTGGCGTCCTTTAACATACACAGCATCAACAGCAGCTCCACTTGCTCTTGCTGATCAAGGACAGCGTTGGTATAGCAGTGTAATTGACGAAGTTGATATTCTTTATCACAACGGTACAACTTGGAAAGGTTACAAAAATGCATTTGCAGATACTGATCCAAATGGTCCGCAGGTTAGATTTACAATGCCAGAAACACAAAGCGACGGTAGTGCTCTTGTAGATGGCGATATTTGGGTAAGCACAGCTGACCTAGATAACTATCCTTTGATTTATGTATATGATAGTACAATTCCAGGACCAATAGAAGCTAAATGGGGCTCGGCAAAAGACATAACAGATCAAAGCACAGAAGACGGAGTGCTATTTGATGATGCTCGCTTTGGAACATCCGGCGGTACAGGCGGTGACTCACCAGTTGCACCTAGCGGAACAATAAAAGAACTCCTAGAGTCAGATTTCTTAGATCCAGATGCTCCAGACCCAGCACTATATCCAAAAGGTATGCTACTATGGAACTTACGTA